TCCGTTGCGGCATCCACCGCCGGCATTAACCGAACCACCCTTTACCATTGGCGCAACCGAGGCAAGAAACAGCCCACCGGCATTCATGGCGAACTAGTCGCAGCTATGGCCAAAGCCGAGGACGACTTTATAACGGACAACCTCAAGAACCTTCAAACCCACGCCAAATTGACTTGGCAAACCTCGGCGTGGCTACTCGAACGCCGCCGGCCTGAGCTCTTCGCCAAAATTACCGACCGCAGAGAATTGGACGACTTGAAAAAGGAGGTGCAGGCAATCCGTGGCGAAATGGCAGCGCACTCCATTGCGAGGCTGGATGACGGTAAATAAGAACCAACAAATTTAAAGGACTAATCCCATCGCAGAATATCAGAAGAGTAGGCTTGTGGCCGAAAAACTGGGGGTGAGATCCATTTGCGATGGGGTTTTAACAACAGGAAAATTATGAAAAGACCAATGAATTGCGCTAAATGCGGCAAAGAAGTTATTAAAATGTACGGGCTAAAAGACCTATGCAACCTATGCTATACACGAAGCTTAAATCTGACCGCCCGTGGCGCAGCGGAGATGAAGAAGTTAAAAGACGAATTAAAGCGGGTTAAAGCCACTTTGAAAACGCTCCGCACGTCAGTGTCAAACCACAAGGCTTCACTGCAAACCGCCGCCAGAACTAATAAAAAACTGAGGGCCGAAAACGATGAGCTCGAATCTTATTTTGCGCACACCATCAGAATAGATAGGAAAGGCTAAGGTATGAAGGCCCGCCAAATCTTAACAATTCTGTTTGTGCTTAGCGTTTCCTTACTGCTATGCAGTGTCTTTGCTCTAGCAATTAACCACGACAACTACAAAACAGTAATGTCCAAAATGAAAGATATCGAGGAAGAATCAGAGAGGGTTAAAAGACTAATAAACGAGCTTATAAACCCTAAAGTTGGCGCAGGAGGCCTTCTATGAAAGCCAGCCAAATTCTCGCCCTAGCACGCCGCACCCGTCTTGAACTCGCCGCCCTCAATACCGCACTACCAGCCGACCCAATCGCCTACGCAGCCGCCAAAGGCATCAAGATCACACCACAGCAGGCGCAAATACTTACAGCGCTCACGCAACCGCCCTACAGCGTATTAGTCAGGGCAGCGCACGCCGTCGGAAAAACCTTCATCGCATCCCTTGCGGCGTCGTGGTTTTATGACAGGCATAACCCCGGCTTAGTGCTCACCACCGCCCCCACACATATCCAAGTGAGTGACCTATTATTCAAAGAACTTCGCAACATTCGACCCCGTGACCCCCACTTTTTACCGAAGGCAACACGCCTTGAAGAATCACCAAATCACTTTATTCACGGGCTCACCGCAAACAAAGCTGACGCATTCCAGGGCAGGCACGGCACCGCCCTCATGATTGTTTTCGACGAGGCGGCCGGCGTCGATAAGATATTTTGGGAACGGGCTCGAACCATGCTATCGGATGGCCCTTCCTATTGCTTTCTCGGCATCTATAACCCTTACGACGTTTCATCACCGGCATACGCAGAAGAAGCAAGCGGCAGGCATACCGTGCTCGAAATGAGCGCCTTAGACCACCCCAACGTGACCAGCCGAACCAACATAATACCCGGCGCCGTAACTTACCAGCAAGTCGTTGACCGGCTCGAAGGTGAATGCAAACGCCTGACCCCCGACGAGCCGCACCCATGGAACGCCTTTACATTCGAGGGCGTCACCTACCTACCGGAAGACCCTTTGTTTGAAATTCAAATCCTAGGCAGATGGCCGACCCGAGCAATCAACTCGGTATGGGGCGACAGCGCACTGGCCTTGCTCTTGCAGCCCATGAACATCGAGCCTAATTGGCTTATCGCAATTGGTTGCGACGTTGCCCGTTTCGGCGATGACAGAACCGTTATGGTAACGAGGAAGGGCCGTTGCATCATCGCAATTGAAGCCCATAGGGGTTGGACAATCACGCAGACAGCGCAGCGATTGAAGGAGCTAGCCTCCGAACACAGCACACCCCAACAGCACGCCCGCACCATCCCGTGCTACATCGATGAGGGCGGACTAGGCGCCGGCGTCGTCGATTGTTGCGGCGCCGGTTCCGAGCGCTTTAAATTCGTGGGCGTGAACAGTAGCACCGTTAGCAACTGGCCCGGCGACTTCCCAAATTTACGCTCCGAGCTATGGTTCCTCGCCGCAGAGCTCGCCCGTGACGGCAACCTATCCATGCAGCAATTGCCCTTAGCCGCACAACAGCAGTTATTGGCCGAACTTAAGTCCCCCGTTTTCGTGGTGGACAGCATGAACCGCCGGGTCGTCGAGGCAAAGACGCAGACCAAACGCCGACTTGGCAAATCGCCCGACCTCGCCGACGCCTTCAATCTTGCGTGCTTTTTACCGGCTTCCAGTGCAGTGGAACGTGTAACTGGTCATTTATAGTAAAGGAGATTCTCATGGCAGTTTCTACAGTGGTAATTGATTTTAATGGCGCAGGAATTTACAACCTCAAAACGCTCGAAGCGTCCAAGGTCGTTACCTTGCTCATGCTCGCCGTGACCAACCTAAACGGCGTGGCTTTTCAGATTGAAGACTCGGACGGCCTACAGCTTACCGGCCCGATAATCCTCTCCGACCTACAGCAATTCGTGACCAACATCGGCACCGTGGCCATCCCGCTTTGCAAGACCGCCAGCGGCAAAGGCCTTAATCTCGACATCAAAAGCGGCGGGCGCTTAACCGGCTTCGCAGTCATCGATATCACCTAAGCCACCGGGAACACGATGAACATTAAAAAAGCGATGGAAAGCACCGACTTCATGGGCTCAATGCCCTTTTTTCCTTACGGCGATAGTCGTGACCTATTCGCCGAACAAAGCCCCTACGGGTTTTCGGATGGCGGCACCCAATACCTTAGCCGACGTGACAACCGGCTCACCGGCGAATCGCTCCCGACTTACATAACTTGGTTCCAACTGAAAATGATTCGGGATCGCTCCCGGCTTATTTGCAAAAACAATGAGTACGCACTGGCCGCCGTTGCGTCACACATTAATTACGTCGTCGGCACCGGCCTTACTTACACCGCAATGCCACGCAAAAAGACGGTAGACAAGGGCCTAATAACCCACGTTCAAGAACTAATCGACCTATTCCGAGAGGCGAATCAGCTACCCGAAATGGAAGCCGAGACAATGCGCCGCCTTCACGTCGATGGCGAAGTATTCATCAGATCATTCCCCCAGCAGGGCGGCTTGATTACGTTGCGCTTCATCGAACCTGAGCTAGTACGCTCACCCGAGGACAGCACCACCCGACCCGATCACAGTTTCGGCATCGAATCCGACCCCGAAGATGCGATGGACGTTCGAGGCTATTGGGTGATCGAACGCCCCTATGACAGCCTAACGCCGACATTAGTGCCCGCCGAGGATATCATCCATCTAAAGCTGAACACCGACAGCAATGCCAAGCGGGGCCTGCCGACCACCTACGCAGTCGAGGGTAATTTTAGATTTTGCGAAGACTTGCTAACCAGCCTTATCACCTTGGCAAAGGCACGGGCAAAATTCGCCGTTATCAGAAAAGTAAAAGACGCCGCCCCCGATGCACTGGCGGCATTATCAGCACAGAGCACCGACGCCACGCTCTCCGACCCTTCGACCGGCCAAGTCTCAAACCTTAGCCGCATGGGCTTCGGTACCATTTTGACCGCATCCGATAATATCGACTACGAGTTTCCAGCGGCGAACCTAGACGCCGGCGGCTTAATCGAAACCTTGCAGGCTAACTTGCGTGCTATCGCTTCCCGTTATGGCATTAGCGAAACCATGATGAGCGCCGACGCATCCAATAATAATTATGCAAGCGCACTTGTCGCCGAGGGCCCAGCCCACCGCACATTCAAGCGCATGCAATCAATGCTAGGCGGAGCATTCGGAGAGCGAAGACTTAATCCCAATCGCTCGCTTATATGGCGCCAAATTCGTGCCGCTATCGACCATGGCATTCTTCCCGCCAGCGTACTCACCGACGTGACAATTAAGGCCGAAGGGCCCAGCCTTGTGACCCGAGACACCGACAAAGAAGCCTCAACAAATAAGGCTTACCTAGACATGGGCATTAAGTCGAAGCAAACCATCAGCGCCGAACTCGGATTAGATTACGAAACAGAATCCAAAAATCTAAAGCTTGACCCAGCACAGCCGCCACAGCAAGGAGCACCAGGCGGCGCCGGTCAGGCAGGAGCACCACCGGCACAGGACGACGCCGGCGCAGCAGCACCCGGGGCGCCAGCTTCGGACACAGGCGACAACAGCGCCGAAGCACCCACGTTCTAGCAGGGCCCCAGCATGGTAGACGAGAAAACCATCCTTGCGCATGAACAGCTAGTCGTAAAAATAGCATCTCAATATCACACCTACATTCACACCGAAATGGACGACCTAATCCAGCAGGGCTGGCTAGGCCTACTCAAAGCCGCCCGCAAATGGGATAGCACCAAGGGCGTCACGTTCGGGGCCTATGCAAGATTATGGATCAAGGGCAGCGTCTATCGTTATGTGTTCGCCAAGAGGCCGCAATGGGAGGGCGTCATGGATACGCTCATTGTGGACGTGACCAGCACGCAATCAGAACTAACCCTCGACCTACTCGCCGACGCCCTCGAAGTATTGCCGCCTGAGCATTCCATCGTTATGCGGCATCGTTTAGTCGATCACCTTAGCCTGACCGCCACCGCCCGCCTGACTGGGCACACCGCAGGCGACGCCCTCGCACTTTATGACCAAGGATTAGAGATGCTCAGAATATTTACCGAGTAAATTATTTTTCGCCCAACGGGTCATTTATATTCATGAGTCGATATTTAAACATCCGTGAAGACGTAATCAAAGGCTTGCCCCGCATGGCAGCCATGACCGTCGTGGCACATGGGGAAAATTCCCCACCCCCCACCGTACCAGGGTGCAAAATCCTCGGCTTCAAGAGCCGCAACAATCGCACCTACACCCGTGAAGCATTGATCAAAGCAGCGCATAAA